TTGATTGGCTGGATTGAAGTTACTTTTTATCAACGTAAAGAAGGATTAGTACAATGATTACAATGAAAGAATGGATGGAATTGGTTGGCTATCGCATTACAGAAGGTAGTGAGTACCAGTGGAAATGTTACGGCTCAAATGCTTATGCATTAGATTCGTGGAATGGCGATTTTGATGGCCACAGCTTTACCGTCATCTTCGATACCAAAGATCAAACAGTCTACGAAGTACAGGCACACGACTATGTTAATCAACGTGCTTATCGTATGATTAACGAAGACTTCCGCAAGAAGAATAAAAAAGAAGCTAAACGTCGTGATATTAACAATGATGAAGCATGGGACGATGTTGAATATATTGATTTGGAAGTCGATGACGACTTTATCCAAAAGTGTTTGGCAATTAAAGACGGCAATGATTATGATACACGGGTGCAGGTTCCAGTTGACTTTACCGATGAAGATCTGTTAAAATACATGAAAATGGCACACGAACGTGACATGACCTTTAACAAGTTTGTTGAAGAAGCGTTGCGGTTTGCTATTGACGAACATAAAGCAGGGCGTCTTAATAAAGAATCTGCTCAACGTTTTGTAGAAGACCATTACAGTGAGATATAAATGAAAATCAAATTGGTCAGTGATCTCCATTTGGAATTCAGTGACATCAACATTCAAAATGATCAGAACTATGATGTACTGATCCTTGGTGGTGACATTATGGTTGCAACGGATCTTCACGACCATCCCGAGCCTAATAATACTGTTGATCAAGCGGCCATTGCCAAAGGCACTGGTCTTGGCAGTAGACAACTTAAGGCACAGCGATTCCGTGACTTTTTGAAACGTTGCAGTTTTCAGTTTCCGCATGTTATCTATGTTGCTGGCAACCATGAGTTCTACAACGGCAAATGGAATCAGAGTTTAATTACGCTGAGTAACGAGTGTGCCAAGTTTCCCAATGTGTACTTTTTAGAAGCAGGCTCAAAGAAAATTGATGATGTAACTTTCATTGGTGGTACCCTGTGGACTGACATGAACAAAGGTGATCCACTGACACTTCATGCTGTTCGTGACATGATGAATGATTTCCGTGTGATTAAAAAGGATCTCGAAGGTTATACTAATCTTAAGCCCCATGACACAGTTATGCGTCATCGTCACATGTTGGACTACATTAAAACTATAGTAGCAGAACGTCCAGATGAAAAGTTTGTTGTGGTAGGTCATCACAGCCCAAGTTTCCAAAGTATCCACGAAGGATACAAAACAGAGTACTTGATGAATGGTGCTTATCACAGTGACTTGAGTGAGTTTATTTTGGATCGTCCACAGATCAAACTATGGACACATGGACACACTCATCATCCGTTTGACTACACAATTGGAGAGACTAGAATTGTATGTAACCCACGTGGTTACGAAAACGATGGTTACAGCGAAGATACTGGCTGGAACCCAAATATTTTATTGGAGATTTAAATGACAGAAGAAACTAAAGAATTAAGTGTAAGTGCTATGCTCAAATTGACTGGTAGTAATACTGCCGACTTTATGAAACGTGTTGCAGATCACGTTGATGATTTAGAGCATCAAATTATCCTGTTACAGGAACGTGTAACTGAACTTGAAAGTGCCGCCAATGAAGTTAAGTGAAAAAGAATTTAAGCTATTTCAAAAATGGCTTAAAGGGCATTTGGCTGCTGGTAAAGTCACTGTAACTTTTACTAAAAAGGATGGTGAAGAACGAGTGATGGAATGTACAACCAGTCCAGAGCTTGTTCCCCCTACACCAGTTGTTGAAGGTGCAGAGCCAAAACGTGAAAAGAAAAAGAATGACGATGTTTATAGTGTCTATGCCTTGGATGTAAATGCATGGCGTAGTTTCCGTTGGGATAGTATTAAGACCGTTTCCTTTACTTTCGGAGAAGAACGTGAGCACAGTATTGAGGCACAGTAATAACTGTACAGTTAGACAGGCAAATAGTGGTAGAGAAGTAACTGGAGAAGTTATGGCGTTTAATGAAGGTCGTAATCTCACTGTTGTGATTAACAAATCAGTTAAGATACTGATGAATTGGAATGGCCGAGTTTACGAAGGTCGTAGTGCCGGCATGGACTTTGAAAGCGAAGGGCCTGCTATTACTCGTACCCAGACAGCATCACGGGGTTAACATGAACGCATACATGGCTTATTTTGATACATTAGGTTTTGAATGGATTTTCAATGTAACTGATTATGAAAAGAAAAAGTTTTGGTCAGTATTAAAAGGCGACACTAAAGTTGACTTTCCTATACCCAGACATGCTATATTAAGGGCACGGGCTAACCCACAACGATTTCCTGAAATTTGGGCTTTCGAAAGCGAAATCAGTTTAGACAAGTTAGAAGAATATGCCAAAGATGATCCGCAAACATTAGCAGATGCTATTAGATGTTGCGGCCAGAATGTATTTAAAACACCAAAAACTGAAAGTGTGATTGTATGAAAATTGGATTAAGCTATAGCCGTTGTATTTTAGACATTGTAGAAGGCCGTGTGGAAATGGACGATGTTTTGGTTCTTATTACTCGTACAAATTTTGATCCCCGAGATGATGAGCAGTGGAAGGGTATTTGGTATGGATATACCCACGGTGGTATGAGTAACCCCGAATGGGAAAATTATGATTTTCATAGCAAAGACGATGAAGATAAATTCCGTAGCGTAAGTACCATGCTTTGGGAAGATGGTAAAATTCACCAGCCTCGCCAATTTGGTGCTCATCCTCGCCGCCGTCCGGAGATTTGGTTGGAAGCAGTATTGCCAAATAGTGAATTGGATGCCAATCCGGCAGCCAAAATGGCTTGGGAAAAGTTCCAAACTATTGCATCACTTTCGAGTGTCAAACTGGATGACAAGTACCAGTAATTCAGTTATACTAACACTATCGTAATTCGATAGAAAGTTAAAATGAAAACATATTATTTGGTTGCTCTGTTAGCATTAGCAGGATGTCAGCCATCTGTTGGCATTCCCCAAGCCAAACCTAAAATTATGACTTACCAGGAATTAGTAGACTATCCTGGAGATTGTAAATTTAAAGAACAGCAATTGGCCGAATTGAAACAGTTGCAAGCTATTAAAAATTTCAATCCAGATCCTGATTTATTAAATGAAGACGACTATGCTTTCAATAGCAGATTGAAAGCTACTATTTGGTGGTATGCTTATAGGTGTGAAGAATCATGAACCGTACGCTGTTAACAACACTATTATTGGCTAGTCAATTTGCCTGGGCAGATTGCGATGTTAAAACTGCAAGCCTGATGACTGACACTCACGTTGTCGGGCCAGTGCATAATTTGATTGAGATTGCTACTGATGGAAAATGTACAGTCAAATTTGATGTCAACGTAAACGGAGCCTGGCATAGAGTTGAAGAAACTCAAACAGATCCGTACCTTAAAGAAGGTGCATTGTGTAGAGATGCTATCAGGTATGGCCGAGAAAAACTTTTAGAAAAACTTGGTGGTAAATTTAATTCAGAGTCAATTACAATATGCCGCGAAGGCCAAAAAGTAGAACGTAAAATTAAAGCAGGTGATTTAATTTTGGAAACTGAAGTCGGCCGCAGTAAAGTTGATTTGTACTTCAAATACCAGAATATGCGTTGCAGAAACTTTACCGAACAATATTTTGAAATTGGTGTAGTGAAACGATACCACGGAGTGATTTGTCAAGCCAATCCTAAAGAACCTATGTGGATGGTAATGGATAAATGGTAGCTTGACAATGATTAAATTTGATTATATAATCAAACTTATGTATAATAACAGATAAATTTAGAAAATAAAATGGACACGACTTATCACATTAATTTAGTAAAAAATCCATCTGGCGGGTATAATCGAAACGAAAACGACAATCGACTTGTTAAGGAAGCAGAGGAATTGTATCAATCTGTGATAATCGCAATGACCACAGTTGTTAAAACAGGAAATTGGAAACAATATTGTGATGCCATCAAAGCATATGATATGTTTGTTTGGGACCAGAGTCATAAAGGTAACCAAACAAACATTTTTGCCAATCCAAAAATTAAAGTAGGCCCTAGTTGGGCGGAACAAATGTGGGCTCCAGTTTTTGAGCGGGTGCGGTTACAAGTAGAAAAAACATGGGGAATTGATTTAGTCCTTATTCAAAATGATAATGTAATTGAAACATTGGATAATAAAGGACCATCGTCAACAAAAGATGTTGATAACGGTGTTGGTATTACAATGACAATTGGTTCTAAAAAATATATTATGCCAATTGTAGTAGGAGAAAATAAAGGCGGACACTATTGTAAAGTACAGTGTAATACAGTGGATGGTATTATCCGACGTGTTCGTTCAATGAACAATAATGTACTGGCATTCTCATTAACTGATAATAATGTAAGTGTGGGGAAAAATGTTGTAGTGGATCATTCTTTTGGTTCTGGTGGGATTTTAATTTGTCAACGGGGAATTAACGGAAAGAAATCAAAGATTTATCCCAATCTTAATGTAGACAAATTTGAGTTAGTAGAACGTATGTGCATTAAATATCTTTCTACTAAAACTCCTCAAGATTTTTTAAATATTACTCCGAGTCAAACAAGCGGCATTTTTCTTCGCGATCATATCGATAGCAAGGGCTATTATGTCCCGCCAGAACTTGAAAAATTTCTTTGACATCTTCTACAATAAGTATTATAATATACAATTAAAGGTACACTATGGCAGAAGGTTATAAGGCATATACAAAAGATTTTCCAACATCAAACAACGATTTTCCTTCGGAATTTACAAATAAAATTATTAATGCAGATAGTTTAACAACACTAAAACAATTACCAGATAATTGTGTAGATTTAGTGTTTACATCTCCGCCATATAATTTTGGTATGGACTACGATACCCACAACGATCAAACAGATTGGCCAAAATACTTTGACATGTTATGGGCTATATTCGATGAATGCATACGTGTAGTAAAACACGGTGGCCGGATTATTGTTAACACACAACCGTTGTTCAGCGAATACATACCTAGTCATCATCTTATTTCTAAAGGATTTATTGACAGAGGTCTTATTTGGAAGGCAGAAATACTGTGGGAGAAAAATCATCGTAATTGTGCCTATACCGCATGGGGTTCTTGGAAAAATCCAAGTGGCCCTTATCTAAAATATACTTGGGAATTCCTTGAAGTATTTTGTAAAGGTTCTTTGAAACATCCCGGAGATAGCAAATTAGCCGATATCACAGGCAATGAATTTAAAACATGGGTCGATGCTAAATGGAGTATTGCTCCTGAAAATAAAATGAAAGACTATGGCCACCCTGCTATGTTTCCGACTGAATTGGCATATAGAGCATTAAAATTATTTTCTTTCCAAAATGATGTTATACTTGATCCATTTAATGGTGCAGGAACAACGACCTTTGTTGCAGAAAAAACGGGCCGTCGATATTTAGGAATTGATTTAAGTAGCGACTACTGTAATACTGCTGATGAAAGAATTAAGAATGAACAAATCAAAGATTTTTCGGCAGTACTGGATGCTAAATTGGCATTAGAGGGTAAAGATAAAACTTTGAAAGAAAGAGGATTGACTCCTAATCATAAGAAGGTAAAGCTATCAAAGGACAAGGATCAGCCTGAAACAAATTTTGACGCTATGTTCCAGGTACAAACATAGTTACACCAGCCAAAAGACATTGACGATTAACTACAAGTATAGTATAATAAACGCATCAACACACACAGAAAGGCTTGATATGCGAATGTTTATTTTAGGCACAGTCTTTGGACTAGTTCTAGCAACAGTTGGATTTTCCGGTATTGCTAGAATGTTAGACAAAGGCGTCGACACAGTTAAAACACACTCACAGGAGATGGCAAAATGAAAATAGTAGCTTTAAGTTTGATAGTTATGACACTGACTGCTTGTAGCACGGTGCAAGGAGCCGCTAGTGGTACCCTTGACGGCGCTGGCAAAGATGTTAGAGATCTTGGAAATTTCGGCATAAAAGTCGCAGAAAAAATCAAACCTAATTAAGGATTAATATGAAAAAAATTCTAACACTATTGCCTCTCGTTGCTGTTTTGGCAGCATGCGGTACAACCGATGTTTATCAAAAACGTGCGGAAAACGAACGTGAATATCAAGAAAAATCAATTGATCAAGCCTTGAAGCGCCGGCCAAGTTGGATGGGTAAATTACCTGTCAGTGACAGCGCCGTATTTGCGGCAGCGGAAGGTTCTGCCGAAAGTTATAACATGGCCGTGCATCTTGCACGTACTAATGCACTTTCAGAAATTTGCTATAGTGCAGGCGGAACAATTAGTTCACAAACCAAACAGTACGATACTGGATCGACAAAGTCTAGTAGTGTTGAAAAGATCACTCGTTCTAACTGTAATGCAGTTGATGTGACTGGTGTTGAAACTTACGGTGCTAAAAATATTGATGAGAATCCAGTTGTTATACGTTCAGGTAATCGATACACCGCCTATGTACTAATTGCATTGCCAACAGGCGATGCAAACGTTCTTCGACGTGCTAAAGAAAAAAATAGCCGTGAAACACTTGAAGCATATCGTGCAACTCAAGCATTTAAAGAATTAGACAAACCTTAATATGAAAACATTTGATACATTTGAACAAGTAGAAGGAATGGGTGCGTGTATTAAACGACCCATTGTAGTTCATGCTAAACGCATTGACGAAGAATTTCGGGTCAATACTTTAGAAGGTAACTACAAACAAGGCAAAGCCGGAGACTATTTGATGCGTGGCATTGACGGTGAACTTTACATTTGTGACGGTCCAATTTTTGATCGCACATACGACTTTACAGAGGAATAAGATGCCAAATTTGGTACCAATGGTTATTGAAAGCGAGCCTAAAGGCGAACGTGCATACGACATTTATAGTCGTTTGCTAAAGGATCGTGTGATCATGTTAGACACAGATGTTAACGAGCATACGTCCAGCTTGTTAGTGGCACAGTTGCTCTTTTTGGAGAGTCAAGGTAATGAAGACATTAACTTGTTTATTAATAGCCCTGGTGGGTCCGTTACTGCTGGCCTTGCTATTTACGATACCATGCAATTTATTAAGCCCGACGTCGCAACTTACGTTATTGGACAGGCTTGCTCAATGGGGTCCTTCCTTGCTCAAGCCGGACACCCGGGTAAACGGTTCGTGCTACCTGAAGCCCGGACAATGATCCACCGTGTAAGTTCTGGTACTCCCGGAACCCGTGGTAGTGTTCATGTACAAGAACTACAGTTTGAAGATTCAAAACGTGCGTTTGAAGAAAGCCAGCGTATTAATCAACGTCTAACCGAATTGTATGTCAAGCATAATACTGCTGGAAAGACGTATGATCAGCTGTACGAAGCTATGAAATTTGATACATTTTTGAGTGCTAAAGAAGCTGTGGAGTACGGTTTGGCTGATAAGGTTATTGATAAACGCCCATAAAGTGCGTAGATAATGGCAGGCCGTAGTACACTATAAATACTATTATAACGGAGTGTGCTATGGCCCGCAAAGCGTTCAATTGGAGTCTTTTAGATAGATACAATCTACGTACCATGTTATATAGTGCGGGCAAAGATTTTGTTGGCAAAAAAGTAGCAATTGCTGATTTACAAAAGATTATCAGTACACATATTAAAAGTAATCTGCCAGTTAAAGTAGTTCGTAGACAAAACGATTCTACTCAAAAACGCGGTAAGGTTTATATGGGCGGAACCTACTACAGTTATAATGACTATGACGATAAACGTCATATTGAAATTGTATTAAGCTATCATCCGGAAGATGAGTTTCTTCGTATAACAGAATATCGATGGGCACATATTTGCAATTTGTTTGCTGATACAATTTTGCACGAAGTTATACACATGCGACAGTATCGCAGTAGAAATTTCAAAGCAATTCCTGGTTACGAAAGCACAGCACACTATCATAAGCAAAGAGTTAACCAAGAGTACTACGGGCATAAAGACGAAATGGGTGCATTTAGTTTTAACATTGCTTGCGATTTGGTTGATAGATTTGGCCTAGACAAACCGGCTATCAAAAAGTATTTGGATAGCATGCAGGCCAAACGCCATAAAACCACTACCTATCATAAGTATTTGTCTGCATTTGAGTGGAATCATTCCCATCCAATTGTGCGTAGCATGAAAAAGAAAATCATTCGCAACATCGATTATGCTTACGTAGGTAAACCATTTAAGACCACAAACTACTTGACATACTGATAATTAAACTGTATAATATACACATACAGTTAATTATTGGAGTCATTATGAGCGATCCCTGCTATCGAGTTATTTCTTCTTTGGAAGATCATCCTAGCCGTTTGAACAAAGAAGCTATTATTCTTGTTCAAGCAGAACAAGGTAATGACGAATTCTTCCACGGGTGCCGGCTTGCATTAGATTCCATGACAACTTTTGGTATCAAACAAGTAAAGGAAAAAGAAGATGAAGATGGCCCTGGCTTATCTTGGGATGATTTTGTTCGTACTATTGATGGTTTCATTAATCGTACAGTCACCGGCAATCTTGCTAGGGACACACTTGATGCACTAATGAACTCTGCTACCAAGGCAGAATGGAATGGCTGGTACAGACGCATCCTTATCAAGGATCTGCGTTGTGGTGTAAGTGAAAAAACCGTTAACAAAGTAGTAGAGAAGAAATATGCTGATTATGCTATCCCTGTGTTTGGTTGCCAGCTTGCTCATGATAGTGCTAACCATGAGACTAAAGTGGCTGGAAAGAAATATATCGAAGTCAAACTTGATGGAGTACGTGTTCTTACTATCGTGTACCCCGATGGTCGTGTTGATCAGTTTAGTCGTAACGGCAAAGAGCTTGCAAATTTTCCTCACGTAAAAGAGCAGTTTGCAAAAATTGCATCAGGACTCAAAGAGCCTTGGGTATTTGACGGTGAGATTATGTCTAGTAGTTTTCAGGACTTGATGAAACAAATTCATCGTAAGGGTGATTCCGAAACAGGTGATGCTGTACTTAACTTGTTTGATTGGTTGCCGCTACATGCATTTGAAGCGGAGATTTTCCATCAACCGCAAGTATGGCGTAGTGAAGCATTACAAGCATGGCATTCGGCTGTTAAGGATCTTGTTCCCAATATAACTGTATTGTCAAATGAGTTAGTTGATTTAGATACTGCTGAAGGTTATGCAAGATTTAAAGAGATCAACCAACAGGCTGTACTTGGTGGCTATGAAGGCATTATGATTAAGGACCCAGAGGCATCATATGAATGTAAAAGAAGTGTTGCTTGGCTCAAGCTCAAGCCGTTTATCGAAGTTAGTCTTGAGGTCAAGTCCTTGGAAGAAGGCACTGGAAGAAATGTTGGACGTCTTGGGGCACTGGTCTGCGAAGGTGTGGACGACGGTAAATCGATTAAAGTCAATGTCGGCAGCGGTTTTAGTGATCATGATCGTGATACTTTTTGGAATTCAGGTAGTGAGGTCGTTGGACAGATTGTGGAGGTGCGAGCAGACGCAGTCACACAAAACCAAGATGGATCATTCAGTTTGCGGTTCCCCAGGTTTGTCAAATTTAGAGGCTTTGAAGTAGGAGAAAAACTATGACAGCAATTACTAGAGTAGCGGCACAAAATGCTGAAATCTTTAGACAAACAGAACTTAAAAAGTTAGATAAACGTCATGAAGAGATAGTTCAAGAAGAACGTAGAGTTAAACACAATCGAGAAATCGATGAGCAAAAAAGAATTGAAATGAATCGCCGGATGAATCGTCCGGGACAAAACGTAGATAGGATGGCATAATGACAAACCCGTTTAGAGATCAAGAA